GTTGTTCCGAACCTATATCGAAGAGAATAGGGAGTTGTGGAATGATGAACTCAAAGGTGAAATTTATACTATTGCAACTAAGATGGTCGAATTGGAAGATCAATTTATTGATTTGGCGTTCGAAGGGGGAGAGATGGAGAATCTTACTTCGGAAGACGTCAAGAAATATATCCGATACATCGCTGATCGACGTCTCATATCATTGGGGATGAAGGGTATCTTCAAAGTTAAGAAGAATCCATTGCTATGGGTTGAAGAGATGATTAATGCTCCTACCCATACTAATTTCTTTGAGAATAGAGCAACAGATTATGCTAAGGGTGCGCTAAGTGGTTCATGGGAAGATGTTTGGGCAGATTAATGTCTTTGATGATTATCTGCCAGAAGATGCGGCAGGTAAATTATCTAAGATAGTTTTTGGTATAGAGAATCTTACAAAAGATTCAGTCGATGTTAATGGCTCAATGCCCTTTATCACGAAGATTGATAAAACAAGTCCCGGGATAGTCAGTCTTATGACTCCTATTTTCAATGAGCAAATGGATTTTAGTAACAAGCATTTTAGTACGCAGATAAGAAAAGCTACACACGATCTCGCCAAGGAGTACATATTAAGTAACCCTTTACTTGCTGGCATGCAGCCATTTCATGGTAGAATGTACCTGCAACTTCCAATGAACATTGAGCATGACCATAAAGAACCCCATATCAATTTACCAGGTCGAGAACATATTGTTGTTTTGTATTATATAAACGATAGTGATGGAACTACTGCTTTCTATAGCAATGAAAATCAAGTATACAAAGAAGTAGAACCCAAAAGAAATAGACTAGTAATTTTTGATGGCAGTATCAGACATAGTGTTGGTATACCAAAACATTTTCCTAGAGCTGTGTTAACATATGATGTTGTACCTTTGTGAGACTATATAAATATCACTAAGAGGTGATATTATGTGGTTATTGCAAGAACATTCAGGCAACGAAGCAAGAGAGCTTACTGAAGAAGATGTCAAAGGTTATTATGGATTCATCTATGTTATAGAGAATCAAATTGACCAAAAGGCATATATTGGTAGAAAGTATTTCACCAAAGCCAGCACGCGCCAAGTAAAGGGAAAGAAAAGAAAGACACGTAAGGAGTCTGATTGGAAGGACTACTACGGGTCATCGCCTCGTTTACTTGAAGATATCGAAAAGCTCGGCAAAGAAAACTTTAAGAGAACAGTCATTAGACTTTGTAAGACTAGAGGCGAAACAAACTATTGGGAAGCAAAGTATCAGTTCCTACTGGGTGTCCTGGAGTCAAATGATTTCTATAATGACAACATCTTAGTGAAATTCACAAGAAGGAATATTGGATTATGAAAGTAGGATTCACATGTTCAACATTTGATTTGTTTCATGCCGGCCATGTTATCATGTTGAAGGAAGCAAAGACTCAATGTGATTATTTAATTGTTGGTTTACAAACTGACCCAACAATTGACAGAAAGGAAAAGAATAAGCCTGTACAGAGTATCTTCGAACGGTACGTTCAACTACAGGCTTGTAAGTATGTTGATGAGATTGTAGTCTACGCTACAGAGAAAGATCTTGTTGACATTCTCCTAGCCTACCCAATCAATGTTCGTATTCTAGGTAACGAGTATGAGCATAAAGAGTTCACTGGTCGTAATGAATGTATCGAAAGAGGAATCAAGTTTTACTTTAACAAAAGAGAACACACATTCTCGACTACCGAATTACGGCAGAGGGTGGTTGATGCGGAAGCCGATAAGACACTGAAGGGTGATGGCGGAAACCCCTGGAAAGATGGCAGCGCTCCTTGGTAACTCCTTGATTCTATTAGGAATTTAGTTGTTGACTAGCTGACCAAATGTGCGTATAGTGGACAGTATGTTAGTATATACACGTGCTCGCTTCAAGCCTAAAAAGAAGCGCAAGGTTCGCGGCGTTATCGCTACTAAGTATGATGCCAAGAAGTATATGGATAGCAAGTCTGTATATGCTCCCCGAGACCGTCGCCCGCCTCGAGCTGAAAGCGAAGTTGTCATGCAGGCAAAGTCTCTTGTAACAACCGCATGCTTTACTGCCCGGCAGTCAATGACTGATGCAGCTTCTTTGGCTAAGGAGCCCCAGCATGTTCAAGATGAAATTATTGCTAAGAGTAAGCGAATTGCTATTGCCTATAACAAGGGTGCTTATCAGTATGTTACTGACGAAACAGATCCTAAAACAATTGGAAGTGGAGAGAGGTTAAGACGAGGTGGCTAATGCATTGATAGTGTTTACACCAAGAAGTGGAAGCACCATTGTTGGTGATCTCTTGGCTTATAAAAACAATGCTATCAACCTAGATGAAATTGTTACAGGCTCTGTAAGAGGTCCACTGAGAGAAAAGTTACCAACAGATGTCAATAAACTATTAATGTCGAAAGGACTTGCTAAAAGAGCTGCTGCCCTACAGCAAGATGAAAATAGTTCCGATGTTGTTAAATACTGGAATAACCTCTTCGATTATTATAAAGATGGATTGGAGTTTATTAAAGAGGTTGCAGTTAGTTACCCAGTAGTGCTGAAGTATTATCCAATTGTTGCTCTACCTGGTGTAAAATTAATCGAGTGGGCTATTAATAATAACTTTGAATTATATTTTACATATAGAGAGAACTTTGAGCAGCAGTTATATAGTATGATATTAGCTGATGTGAAAGAAAAGTTTTACGGTAAAGCTAAGAAAGCTGGTAAACTTGCAATGCACAGACACGCTGGTTATTTGAATATGAAAGGAGGAAGGAAGGTAGTATTTCCCCCTGTACAATACACAAGGCCAGAAGCAATTCATATGACTGTTAAACTATCAACTATAAGCGTGCTATGGGAGTCTTATGTGAAGCAGTATGGTAAGTATGGTAAAGTAATTTGTTATGAGGAAACTATAGCTAAAAATGACTTTAGTGTAATAGGCATTACCCCTGAAGAGTTTAGTCAATATCAGGCTCAAGATAAATCCCTAAGACCATCCTTTGAATATGAACTTGGTAAACAATTAACAAATTGGGATGAGGTAACGGAATTAGCCTCTCACTTTCATATTAAAGATAAAAATGAATAATTTAATTCTATTTACAAACAGATCAGGAAGCACTGTACTATGCGACATGATTTCCTACGCCAGCGGAACAATGAATCTTGGCGAGGGAACTCACTCAATGATTCGAGATTACAATTTCAACAAACCAGAACACAAACAAACACAGCTGTTTAAAACTCTTACTGAATCCAATCTGACTTCTAGGTACCATAATAATATCACAAGAGGATCAGATCATATAGGATTCATGAAGGCTAAGAAAAAAAGAATTGAAGTTATTAAGCAAGCAAATATTTCATGGACTGCAAAGGAACAGACAGAAAAGCAAACCATGGATATAGATTTTATTGAGTACTGCTGTAAGAATAAAGACATCAATGTGTACATGACACATAGGCTAGACATTGTCGAGCAATTTGTTTCAAAGGTTAATGCAAGATATAGAAGTGAGGTTGTAAAGTCTGGCGACTTTATATACACAAACAATGACTCTAGTCAAGCATATGATGCGATGCAAATTAAGTTTGGCTGGTTGTACTTGTATACAAATGTTTTTATTGAGCAGTTGATGATGTGGCGTGTTCTATATGAAAAATTCAAACCCCACATCCAGCTTGTATCATATGAAAATGAAATTAAACCGATGAAGTTTGATAACATCGGAATTAATTCTGATACTGTTAGTAGGTATAAAGAAGAAACACAACATCTTGTGCCGACACCTCACAATACAAAAAAGGTTATTGTTCTTGATGACCACCCAAGGCCAATTGCTGGTGCGTGGGAACAATCGTTACATTATGTCGGACGTCACAAATATCTAGTGGAGATTTAACATGGCATGTACAATAGTAGTAATGGGTTTACCAGGCTCTGGTAAAACAACTTTTGCAATGAAGCTTATTGACCTTCTTGGAGGACTTGAAGGTAAGGTCGAGGGGTTCAATGCTGATAAAGTTAGAGAGATGTATAATGATTGGGACTTCTCGCCTGAAGGTAGAATGAGGCAAGCTCAGCGAATGAAGAAATTTGCTGAAGAGGCAAATGCAAGAGGTAGGTATGCGGTTTGTGATTTTGTATGTCCAACATATGAGACTCAGTCCTTGTTTGCAAATGACGTTATCATCTGGATGGATACAATTAAGGAAGGTAGATTTGAGGATACTAATAAGATCTTCCAGCGACCCAAAGAGTTTATGTTTTGGATCGATAGCTGGGACTATGAAGA